TCAATAATTCATGTCTAACCCAAATATATTCCATGCCCTTTTGTTTAGCCTTTTCGGGAATATTCAACCTTTGTTGAGGTTCCCAAGACTTTTTTCGAGTTGCCGAAGCCCGAGTGTTACGGCTGGTTCTAGTTGCTTGTGTCATATTAACCTCCCGCCTGTTGGCGTACTTTTTGGCGCGCATAATCTTGTAAGCTTACACCTAATCTATTCGCCATGTCAACTTCTGTCTTAGTTAACTTGACTTGGTTTTTGCCTATAGCGGAGCGCGTTCCGCTTATAACTGTAGGAATCTTTTTAATCCTTGTGTTTTTGAATCGATCAGGAAATTCATCCCGAATCCTTGAATCAAGTTCACTATAATATTCCTCGGGACTATTATTGGGAAGAATACTCTCATCAATAAGTTCCTTATGAATTACCATAGCGGCCTGAGTCATGATCCTGTCTTTCGTAGAAGTGCTGCCAAACCATTCATTCCTCTTTTGCCATTCCAAAGCCTTGCGGTCTGGAGCGGCTGAAGTAGGAGCTAACTGTGGTTTAGGCTTTGCCTTACGCCTTTCAGCATCAGATTCTGCTCTCATCTTATACTGACGAGCCACTAAATTTTCCGCCTTTACAGAAGCCAAAGCATCTTGCGCTTTTATCTCAGCATCTATATCGCCAGCTTCTTTAGAAGTTTTCAAAGCACTTAAAGATTGCTTCTCCTGACTTTTCAATCTATCAATATATTGATTAATTGCATGTAATTCTGAATCCTTAGATCGAGATGTTAATGTATCTCTTTCTTGAATCCAAGCTTGTTCTTTCGAAGAAAGATCTTGAAGCCTGGCTTCTAATTCCTTTTTTTCTTTAACAAGTCGCTTTATCCGTTTTTCAGCGCGCTTGCCAAATACCTTTTTATCTTTGGATTCACCTGCATCTTCAGATTTTTCTATTTCCTCTTCCTCTTCAACTTCGGATTCCTCTTCAGTTTCTTCTTCTAATTCAATAGTTTCTTCCGCTACAACTGGAGCCTTGGTATCTTTAGGCTCTTCAGACTTGACTTTCGCCTCATCTTCAGATTTTTCGTCTGGAAGTTCTACAACTATCTCTTCTTCATCAAGTTGTTCTTCCTTTTTATCTTCGTCTATCATATAGACCTCCTTCGGTTGCGATCCGCGTTATACGCTTATGTAATATATTACACTATATATAGATTTTATGCAAGTCTACTTAGCGGATATTTTATCAGGATCAGGAACAAGAGCTATTACTTCATCATCATTGATAATGGAATAATCCTTCCCTTCGTATTTAAACTTAAGTCCTACATATTTTCCCGTTAATACCCAATCATCCTTTTTACACCAAACTGTGGTGGATTTATCCATATTCTGATAACATTCTGAGCCCATATCAACTACTTTTGATATGACGCATGAAAATTTAGCCGCCTCTCTTGAGTCATCAGTTAAAATAATGCCCCCCTTTGTTGTATTAGATATTTCTCTTGGCTTAACTAAAAGCCTGTAACCCGTAGGTTTTGGTAATTTATTTGTCATTGTCAAATAATGTCTCCTGTTTATAAAGTTTTTTATGCTCGTCTCTTACCCTGGCTTTCATATCCTCCAGGGTATGAGCAATTCCTAACATGTACTTATATGTGGGAAAATCCTCAGCGCCTGGGCCTGCTATCTGATCTTTATTGATCTGAATAGCTTCATCCAATACTTTAAGTAAATTAGTCTTTAATGTATGTGCATCCATTGTATCTCCCGTAAGTAATAGTAGTTATATTTTCTTAATATTAATAGCCGTGTCTTTTCCTTTGTTTTCACCTATTTCAAAAGAGACAGCTTCCCCCTCTTGCAAAGTGTCAATACCCGCTTCTTCCAAAGCAGATACATGAAGGAATATATCTTTTCCCTCTTTTTCGTTTTGTATAAATCCATATCCTTTTTTTGGATTGAACCATTTAATTTTTCCTGTAGTCATTTTATTATTTTAGTTTCCTTTATAAAAGGGGGCACTTTGACATGCCCCCATGTTGTTTAGTTAATTTTTATTTGTCTAGCTTCTTTTCCTTCAGGAACAATCCTGTGTAGAAATACTTTTAACAAACCATCTTTTAACTCAGCGTCTTTTACCTCTACATCATCTGCAATTGTAAAAGTTCTGGAGAAATGTCTTTTTGCTATACCCTTGTGAAGTATACCGTTTTTCTCCTCTGGCTTTTCTTCCTTGACAGATTTTATAGTTAATAGACTTTCTGCGAAATCCACGTGTATATCATCCTTACCGTATCCCGCAAGCGCAACTTCAATGTTGTACTTTTGAGATCCAGTCTTGACAATATTATATGGTGGATAATTTCCAGTAGTGATGTATAAATCATCTTCAAACATTCTTTCAAAGTGACTGAAGACATCATCAAATCCTATTGATATAGGTCTAAGCTGATTAAAAATAGATAATGCTTTATTCATAATAACCTCCTTGTTAAAGCAAGATTTATTCGACTCCTTTCGGCAGTCTTGAAATGTAATATATCATATTTTTTATATTAATGCAAGGCCTTTATATCCAGCCCATCCATTTGCAAATTATAAATCCTATAACTAAGACAGCAACAACTGTTGAAACTATCTTACCTTTTTTGCTTAAGTTTTTCCAAATATGCATTTATCCTCCTAGTATTTGAGTTTGGGTGACTTAGATTTAGATGACTTCTTTTTATTTTTATTCTTATTGCTTTTTACAACAATAGGTTTAATAGCCATTCCTTTTCTAGTCTTCATAGCATTTGCAACCACATTTTCCTCCTTAATGTTTTCCGCGCTCAACGCCTTTTATACGTCCCTTATTACGGGAAGCATAAAATACTTTAGTGCCTTTTTTCTTTCCATACTTTTTCTTCATAGCACTCATAACTTTTTTTCCTTTTTTAGTTAAGGGCACTACTTCATCTTCGTTGCATAGATTAATTTTTCCGCATCCTTCATAGCGTCATTCGTTGCCTTAACTGCAAGTTGTTCTTCTTTGAGTTTACGATCTTCATCCTTGTTCTCATCATCAATAATTACTTTAGTTTCCTCCAGATCCATCTTGTCTTTATGCATCCTCATTATATCAAGTTGTTTCTTCGCACGCAAGGCCAGATCTTGTTTTTGTATCTCGACTTGCTCTTGCTGTGGATCTTCCGTTTCGCCCGCCATTATCTTAGCTTTTTCCTCATCAAGTTTCAATACCTTGTCCGCCGCATTAGCCGCCATAAGCGCTATTTGATTCTGCATCTGCGGTTGCATTTGCTGTTGCTGCTGCGGAGGTGCCATGATTGCCTGCTGCGCCTGTGGATCTTGAACCATCTGCGCCATTTCTATTTGATATTTCAAAGCCAGATGTTCCTGTATGTGAGCTATTAAAAGCTGCTGCACAGGTGGACTTTGATACGCAGGATCTTCCATGAATTTTCCATGAACAATAATATGCGCGTCATGATTCTGGTCAGGCTTAGCTTCCAGGGGTGCCCCCTTGAGAGCCGCCATGTTTTCCGTAATGGGATTTGAACTGAAAGGCTGTTGTTGTTGTTTTAAATAACGCTGGGGTTCTGACACGCCCATCGCAGCAAACAGCTCCATTCCGATCTGTTCCATATTATAGACAGCGGGGTTCTGTTGCGCGATAGACATGATAGCATTTATTTTCGCAATCCTATGTGCTTCTGTTGGCATGTTAGGATCGGATACAGGTATGACATCAATACTCTTAAGATTGAAATCTTTCCTGAATACTTGCTGTGCACTACCTGCGACTTCGTAGGGATACAAATCTGGAAGATACTCACTGTCTAAACGAGTGAGTACTCGCAAGTCTTTAGTTAGTGCTGCGTGTAGACGCTTATGCACAGCGTTGAACAGTTTCGAAGACTGCTCAAGCAGGGCCATGGTTGTGCCCACGGGCCCATAGTTTGTTGCCTGATCCACCACGTTATCCGTGGCATCGGCAAATTGGGATGCAAGTTTGGCTGCATAATCCATTAAGTTAAATAAAGTCTGTGATGGTTCCTTGAAAGGAAGTATCTGTAAAGATTTTCCCAAGTCACCAGCGGGAGCATTTACTTCCCTAAATTCACCTGGTTGAATGGGCTCGTCAGGTGCAAGGACACGAAGACCGTGTGCCTTGAATCCACCTGGCAAGTTCGCAAAGGTACCTGCATCTAATAATTGACGCATAGAGGAGGTAGCTGTTTTTGTTAATCCGCCGATTAAATGTATATAACCATAACCATAAAATCCCAAACCAGGAATCATGGTATAGTGGGTAAAGTACATTTTCTTTTTTTTCATGGGATCTTCTTGATCCCAGTTTCTTCTAATGCATAAAATCTTCTGGTCATCTTCCGTCATGTGAACAATGTACGGAAGCTTTAATTCATCCTGATCTTCAAATCCTGGAAGATTTATATTTGTATGTATTTCCAAAATGGAAGTATATTCATCATTGTCCGCAGGCTTTGTCACGCCCACTACTTCATTCTCTAATTCCTTGGCTCCTGTTTCATTTATATTATAATCAGTACCAATATCAATATCCCTGAACATTCCCAAGAGTTGCATTTTCTTAATTTCATTTTTTGACATTAAGTATTTATGCGTATACCGTTCGGCGCTTTCCAAATTGGTTGCGTAATAATCTATAAAAAAATCCTGGGCTTTAATAAATTCGGTGCATGGCCTTTGAAGTGACGGGTCCCAAAAAGTTTTCTTGAATCCCGTTCCATACAATGCCACATGAAATAATAACTTATCCAACTCAGGGCCATATTCAGGCATCT